TTTTATCACATTGTTTGCTATCCCATTGCAAATAATAGACATCTTTGTCATCTTCCCACTTATAACAAATACAAATGACTGCCCTTTCTTTTATAATATTCTCTGTGCCTATTTGTAATTTGTAGCCTGACTGCCAGAATAAACCTACGTTTGCACTTACTTCAATATCAAAGTAAAGCCTTCTTCGTTTGGTTTTTAGCATAAAGTTTAAATTAGTACAAAGCCATTCTTATCAACTTTGTTGTTTGTATGTAATGTTAATAGTTCGTTAACTGATTTACCAAATGTTTTTTGGAAGTGGGGAGCATCCACAAATTTCCACTCGCCACCCCATTCATATCCGTATCTTTTAAAAATAGATACAATTTCCTGCCAATCACTTTTACCATCACCATCAAAGTCTGTTTTTAAATCCCAACTTGCAGCTTCAAAAGTGCCATTCTTATCTTTATCTACTAATAGAACAATGTCGATTGCTAAGCCATAATTATGGTATGATTGACCACCTTTAGCATTTGTAACCTTAGCACCTGCCTTTGTTCTGCCTTGTGCATATAATGCATCTTGTTCAGCAAAAGTTCTTAGGGTATATGCAAAACGACAAATAGCTGAACCTGTTAAGGCAGCAACAATTTCATCATACATAACTAATGCTTCCTCTCTTAAATTAGGATGAAGCAATTGGATTCTTTCTAATGTTTTTTGGTCTTTCATTATTCTTCTTTTTTATTTTCCTTATATCCTCTAATAAGTGTTGTAACTGCTTCAATAGTTGTTAAGCCTAATGCTACTGCACTAAGTGCAAACGTTGCCCATACAAGGGAATCAGCAGGGTGAAAATCACCTTGTGTTTTTGAATTGTCATACAAGGTAAAAAATAGGGCGAATGCTCCTAATATACCTACTAACCTTTTACTTGATGTTCCACTTTCAGATGAAAAAAATCCACCTAGCCATTTAAAAATTGATTTCATTTATTTATTATTTGTAGTGTCTGTTTTAGTCTTACCCCAAAAGTTTTTCTTTTCTTTAATTTGAATAGTATCGTGTATGTATATAGTGTCTATTCTAATTTTAACTTCACTAATTTTCATATCACTAATTTCTGTCTTCAAATCTAATACTTCTTCTTTCAAAGTTACAATTTTACTAATTGTTTGAGCAACTATTTTATCTTCTTTTTCTTTTGCCTTCTTGTGAACCTCATTAAAATTAGCTTGATTGCTTGTTGCAGTAGCAATTAGTTGATTAAATTTAGCATCTTTTTGTAGCTCTAAATCTTGTTTTTGAGCATTCAAAGTGCAGCCTGTTAATAAAAGTAAAAACAAATACTTCATTATTTGATGTTTTGAATTTTACCTAATTGCTCTAATGTACTTAGTTTTGAAGTAGCTGCAGATAATGATGAATCAGTTTTCCTAAGGGTGTTTTGCATTACCTCAACCTTTACTTCTAGCTTTTCAACCTTTGCACTTTGTGAAACTATTTGCTCTTTAAATGTAGATTTCACATCTATATACAAATAAGATATTGCTATCAATACCAAAAATAGGGTAGCTACAATTGGGTTCTTTGCGAATGATTTAAAGTCCATTACGCTTGTTATTGGATTTAAGTTTTTTATTGCCATTATTCTAATTTATTTTATATTCTAATATTACCTATTATTTAAAACAATTTTTTGTAGTATCCTACTGAATATCCCTGAGTACCGTAATTAACCAATATAATGCCCTTTTCAGGCACTTTTAATCCTAACCCTATACTAGCACCCAAAACATTATTAAAGTTCCTTAAATCGCCTCCTATTAGAAATTCCTTTCTAGGCTTTATAGTCTTCGTAATATATATAGTTTTTTCCTGAAGTTTTACTTGGAATCCCCTGCCTATTATTTTATTTTGTGTAATTGTATCTTGAATATAGAACGTATTTGAATCCATTCTTATTGTATCATTATACGCTTTTATCTGTGAATATTCGTTAATTATACGAATTGTATCGTGGATTGTAGTTTTTATAGAATCCTGTATAATTACTTTCTCTTTTACAATTATATTATATGGGATAGAATCACCCTTTTTATATTTAGTTAATGTCTTAACGCTAACTATTGTATCTGTTTTAATAACTATTTGATTTTTAATATAGCTAGGTTTGAACATTAATAAAATAATGACTACACCTATTAAAATAATTACTAAAAGATTTTTCATTTTAACTTCTTAATAGCATTGTAGTAATATCTAATTGCAAATAAACCTGAAACAATAGCGACCAAACTAGCCATTAATGTAACTATTGGTTGAATACTTGTTACCGAAATAACTGCACCCAAGATGCTTGTAATTGTGGATAGGTCTGCTCTGTCGCTATGTTGTGTCATTAGTCTGCTTTTAGTTCTTCTTTAGGCTGTGCATCTTGGCTTACCTTTTGGAAAAATTGAATTAATTGCACTCCGTATAAAGTAGGGATTGCGTTGATAATGTTTTGTAGTTCCTGAAGTTGTTGTTCGTTAAGTGTCATAATATTTATTTTTTTTTTACAAATATAAGATTAAATACTTGGATTTTGGAAAGGTAATGGCAAATTAACAATTGGGGGATTGATAATATTTTCAATTTGTTTGTCTAATCCTAAGTCAATAGTAGGTACGTCTAATCCTGCATCTAGCCATCCGCAAACTTGCTCGTATGTTAAATCAGGGTAAGCCGTAAAGTCTGTTGAACTTGGAGTGCTGCAATTCATTGTTCCGTAACTAGAAACTAGGATAGGTTCACCGCCTACATATTGTTCGGCAGTTCTTGTCCAATGTACGCAAACCACAACATCCGTTAAGCCATCTTCGGTTGGCTTTGTATCCATTTGATTAATTACCCATTGATAAGTTGTCATATTATTTATTTTCTATTGTTTTTAATCTTGATTCTAATTCTTGTATTGCAGCTATTAATACAGGTACTAATTCAACATATCTTACCCCTAAATATTCAGTATTTTCATTGATTTCGTTTGGCAAAGTATTTTTATCAATAATTTGTGGGAATACCTTTTGAACATCTTGGGCAATAAGTCCTAAATTTTCTTTTTTTGTTTCATCCGATTTCCAACTAAAGTTTACAGTTCTTAATGTCATTAACTTTTCAACTGCATTATCAATATTGCTATTAATATTTTTTAGCCTTTCATCCGAAGCTGATGACCAAGACGAGTTACCTGAAGTTAAATAAACCCCTGAACCGCTATCGTTCCATAATACCCAAGAGTTGCTATTATTGTTTGGACCAAAAGAAAAATAAGTATTTGAACCGTATGAACTTCTAAATAACGCACTGTTGTAAGGCGTTGAAGTACTACCAAAAAGAATTTGCCCCCCACTTGTAATTCTTAATCTTTCGGTTTCCCCTGTCTTAAGTATCATTATAGAGCCATTCAATTCCATAGGCACGTTTACTGAAGCAGCATCATTATATGCGTTTAACTTAATACCTGTTGAATCAGCAGTACCTATTTGAAATCCTATATTAATATCAGTAGCAGGTCTAACTTGTAGTTTTGCAGGGTTGCCACCAACAAATGGCGAACTTGTTCCTATACCTACATTGCCCCCACTTGTAATACGCATTCTTTCGCTTCCATTAGTATAAAACCATAACGGATTATTATTTGCAAGTATTCCTGTTCCGTCCGAAATTCCTACATAAAGGTCTAAACTTGCACCACTTGTACCATGTGTTAGAGTTATCCTACCTGAAGAACCTGCATCCCCACCTACGACACTTAATGTCCTTGCAGGCGAACTTGTTCCTATACCTACATTGCCTGAATTAGCAACAATCATTCCGTTCCCACTTCCACCTGTAAGTGTTATATATCCGTTAGTGCTATCAGTTGAACCTTTTATAGTTCCCCAATTCGTATTATTAGAATTATATAATCTTATTTCGCTACTAGATATTGCATAAAAGTTACTAGCCGTTACACTACTTGTAAATCTTCCTGTTCCTGTAACGTCTAATTTATATGAAGGAGAAGTAGTACCAATACCAAAATTACCTGAAGTATCAATCCTTGCCCTTTCAGTATCAGCCGTACCAAATATTAAACTACCACCGTTTCTAGTACCTATTGCAAAGTTAGTTGCATAGTTACTGAAAAACAAAGCTAACCCTGCTCTTGATATACCGAAGTCGCTACCTGATGCAGCCGTTGAATATTGTCTAAAATAAGAAGTAGCCGTTGAACTATCATTCCTTACTGCTATTTCTGAATAGTCAGTAGTGCTATTTGTTTGTAATAACATTGTTGCCGCACCACTTGCATTATAAACATGCCATTGTGCTAACGCTGAACTTGGATTTCCAACTGTTAAATTAGTACCATCAAATTTAAAGTTATTAGAACCTGTGATAGTTGAAGTACCATTAAAATATGAAACTTGTCCACTTGTACCTGTCCCTGTTACAGGGTTAGTTAAAGCAGATTGTTTATTGTTAAAAGTTGTCCAATCAGTAGAACTTAAATACCCTGATTGTGAACCGCTAGATTGTTGGATACTAAATGCTCCTGTTCCGCTATTATAGCTTAAAGGAGTATTAGCACTTAATGAACTTAATGATATTGGAGTAAAACCTAAAACAGTTGCAATAGATTTCTTTTCCCACAAACTTGTTGATGTATTATAAAATATCCCATCATTATTTGAAGGACTTTGTGCAGAAACATTATGAAGTTCATCCATTTCAAATCCGTTCTGAATCCTTACTTCTACCACACCTTGTGTTGGATGGCTTCTAGTTACAATACCTACATAAACCAAATGGGCAGGTGCATATTGTTTTGTGCTTGTCCATGCTCCTGCAGTTGTGCTACTTAAATAAAGTTGTGTACCTGCTGCATATGCTTGTGTATCTATATTATCTATATTACCAAATACGGTAACATATCCATTATTATTATTAGTGATATCCGTTCTTACTACACCATAAGTTTGTGCTGATGTAGAATCACCTGTTGCTAAAGCCTTTGTAATTGTTGGTAAATTGCCATGACCACCATTGATATAAACTACAGTACCTTTTGTTAAGGTTGCACCTGTTTCATTGTATACTTCAGTAACTAAGTTTTGTGCTTGTGTTACTACAGTTGGGAATGGAACTAATGAACCATCACCTGCAACATAATCAGTTGATGCTCCTGCAAATCCTATATTGATTGTTCCGCTTGTAGTTATTGGAGAACCTGTTATGCTTAATGCTGCACTTGATTCTGTAACTGCCACACTTGTAACTGTACCTACTGCCCAAGTTCTATTTGCTGATAAATCATAAGAAGTACCATTAATAGATAATGTTCTACTTGTTGGAACTTTTGCATCTAATGCATTTTGTAAATCTGTTTGATTGCTTAGTGTTCCTGTGATAGAACCCCAGATTGCATTGTTAGCAGCTATTTCTACATACACAGAACCTGACCATCTATATATTTTATTATTATCTAAAGTAATATATATCTTTCCTGTTTCACCTGTTGCAGGTAAGGAAGCATAGTTTGCTACCTCAATAACATCATCAACATATGAAGGTAATTGTGTAGATGGAACTTTGCCTGTACCATCTAATGATGCATAACCATTGTTAGCACCTTTTTCACTTCTTAATTGATATGTATCTAATAATGCTTGACTAGGGAATGTTTCTACATAAGCACTACCATTCCATATATAAAGTTTGTAAGTATCCTTAGCACAATATAAAGTATCTACATTACCTGTTGCAGGAAATGCTGCATAGTTAGTGTAAAAAGAAATTGAACTTGAAAATAAAGATGAAATTTGTTCTAAGGTAATCTTCTTTGATACACCTGTTATTGGGTCACCTATGATTGTTAAGTCAGTAGATGCAGGTGACATTTCTGTCGCTAATTGATTTATTTTTTTAGATTCCATTTTCAGGTATTTGACAAGTGTCGTTTAATGAAGATAATGTTAATGCAAAGTCTATTTTAACACCTGCTAAATAATCAGGGTCTGATTCCGTATAAAATGATACTGTCATATTATCACTTGCAGTCCAATTATATTCAGGACTTCTTAATTTAGCAACCATATCTTGACCTATTAAAGTCATATCACTCAATACTTCTGTCTCATTAGTTTCTTCCATTAGCATCCTATCCATTACATAGATAGAAAAATTGTATTGTATTTGCTTTGCTAATATCTGTGCATCAATTAAAGAAAAGAACATAGCAGGATAAGTAACCTCACCATTGCTTAAACGTTCCCAGACATCACCGAAATACACAAACTTAATTTGCTCGTGATTGTTTCCGAATGTTGTTATTTGCTTTACTATTTGATTGAGTGTTAATCCCATTATTTTTAGATTTTTCTAAATAAACTTTTAGCTTATTTTGATTTTTAATGTTTGCTTCTTTGCTCATATTAGCATCCTATTTTACCCTGATATTTTTTTTCTAGGCTTTTACTATCATAGCAACTATCATCCTCTAAATATAAAGATGAAGTATAGCCTTCTAAGTCAGGAACTATTGTATCTATTCCGCTTGTGAAGTTTAAATATTCAGGGAATAGTGTATTATTTTGTCTTAGATATTTAATTAATCTTTGCTTATAAAATTCTGCTCTTGTCCTGTATCTATTAGCAACATCAATCATATCCTGCATTGATGGGTTTTCTGTATTATCACCTGACTTTCTTAATAAGCCTTTGTTATAAAACTGATATGATAATCCCATTGGAAGTTCACTCATAACATAATAAATCAAACAATCAGCAACATAATTATCTAATAAGCCTTGCTCATTAGCATTTAAAGTTGATGCACTAACTGCACTTTGTAATTTATTATATAATGTGCTACCCAATGCAGGTAGGATATACATATCTTGTGCAGTCTTGATTTCAGGTAATACTAATTTTTCATCAACATTAGCATGAAGTCCTGTTCTGTCTTTTATACTTTGTACTGATATGAATAATATATTTAATGACATTTCTTATTTTTTTTTATTTTTTTCTAGTAACGATATTTGTACGCCACTCGTGTCTGCATGATTCGCTAATTGTGCCATTGTCATTCCACCAACCGCCTCTCCTATCCCATACAGAATATCCTAGTCTTGCACTCATTGCTTCAATGTCACTTCTGCTATATAATTTATTAGCATCTAATAAAGCAACACAAAAAGGTCTGCTATTTTTCTTATCTGAATTATTAAATCCTGTTATCCAATCATAAGAATAACGAACTAAAATTTCTGTAGTTTCAGGCTTTACATTACCTACTGTTTTAGATAATGGTTGGGTTAATTCTCTTGAAACAATTATATTGCTATTGATTCCTTTGCCTATTTTAGTTTCAGTAGTTTTTAAAATCTTTCTATCTTCTAAGTCTTTTAAAACTGTATTAATAGTGTCAACATCTTCATCTAAAACTTCTGCCAATACTTCAGGTGTAATATCTTTTTGCTTTGCTATCTGGTCTAAAATGTCAGATTCTAATTGTGTAACATCAGCAAACATATGAAAGTCAGCTTCATCACTAAAACGTTTTTTAGATTTCCAAACATTAAACGCATCTTTATTTTCACCAAATTCATAGAACACACCAAAATCTTGTGCTGCAAATTCTGCATCCATTTCTTCTGAGCCTAACCATGTATTAACTTCTTCATCACTTAAAGCATATCCTGTTTTAAGCATTGCAGTAGCTTGTTGCCTGTTAATTTTACCTTTGGTAAATTCACGAATGATACGCTGCATATTTTGCCATTCTCTACCCTTTAAACCTTTTATATGCTCGTTAACAGATAAGCCTTCTACAGGTGCAGTTGCTTCAGTAGGTGCATACTTAGTAGCATCAATACCAATCTTTTCTAATACCCATTCTTTTGGTGCAACTGAAACAATAGTTTGTTCACTAAATTCTATTCCAATTGGTTCTGTAGGTATAATCTTTATTTCAGATTCAACACCTTTTAATTTAGCTAACATATTGAATACACTTTCTAAATGCATTTGTTTTGCATTTACATATGTGTTTTTAAATATTTCATAGCCATCACGCATTTCAGTTCTGCTGCCTAATTTACCTGCTTCAGCAATACCCATAATTGATGGGGTTGTAACCTGATGCCCACTAAATATATTAGTCTGAATTAATTCATCTACTCTGCTAAAATCTTCTTTTGTTAAATCACTAGTACCTAAGTCATCTACGACAGGCTTCCTAGATATATCATTAACAAATGCAATCATGTATTTTTTACCATCTGCACCGCTATAAGTCTTTCTTAATCTATTATCTACATTACGCTTTTCCTCATCATTAGGTTCACCATTTGGCAAAGTAATAAGTTTACTAGCAGAAAACCCTGTTTGTGCATTTCCTAAAATATGCTTAGATACTTCAATATCTGATTCAATGTAGTTTAATGCAGCAAAGTAACTAGGCAATCCATAGATTCCAATGTTAGGTCTATATTCTTTTATATAAAGAATCTGTTTTCCAACAGGCTGCTTAGGGTTAAATGCAGCTATTACTGTAGGCTTAACTTTATTATCTTTCCAATCCTCTTTATACCAATACTGTGTATTATCTTTATTAGTTCTAATTTTAACATAATCACAATGCCATAGTTCAGCAAGATTGCCTGATAAATCCCAGATAACTTCTAAATAAGCACCGCCAAATATTTCAATATCTAATGATACTTTTCTAGTTAAATCATCTAATGATTCAACTCTATTAGCTTTGTCTATAAACGCTTGTGCATCAGCCTCACCTGACCACCCATTACCTGTAATATAATGCACCTTACTTTTGATAATTGCACTATGTTTAGAAGACTTATTGTATAAGTCAACTATATATTCAGGGTAATCATTATTTTCCCCATATTTAATATATCCACCATCTGCACCTTTCTTCTCTTTGAATTCAGGCTGCCTAGCTTCTGCGAATGTTAATACTCTTAAATCTATCATTGTCTAATTGTATAAGTGTCTGTTGTATTGTATTGATTATATGTCATAGTAGAACCTGAAAGCCACATAATGCCTGTTTCTAGCTTATTTAAGCCTGTTATATTTGTGTTTGAACTACTTGCCTGTTCATACACTTCATATGTATATTGACCTTCTAATGCAGAACTAAAGTTAGTATTAGTAACAATACTAAATTCATTGTATCTATCCTTAAATAAACTTAAATCTGATGCGTTTAAAACTACAAATTTAATAACATTATTGCTACTTCTATTTGTAAAAACAAATAAATAGTTAGGATTAATCAATAACTGCTTTTCAGTTAAAGTCATTATAATTGTATTGGTTTGTCCCTTAGTTAAATGTATCATCAATTATAAATAGCAATTATATAAATATTTACAAAACAAGTAAGTAAAGCTATTATTTGACTTATGTCATAATAAAGTAAGTCAATAACTTTACTTTTTAACTTATATTTTTAGAAAAATTCATGCAAATTATAATTACTTGTTGTATCTAAATTATAATAAGTTGTCATTAAAGGAACATTTGAATAGTCTTATGTTACTTTTAAGGGACATTATCAGCATAAAGTAAGGGTAAAACTTTACAAAAGTTGTAATAAAGTAAAGGCAATACTTGACTTTTTTATACATAAAAAACCCCCACCTAGAAAACTAGGCAGGGGAACTAACTATGAAAAATCTACAAACTTATTATCCTGCAGTAGTCAAAGCAGCAGCAACAGTAGAATTCACTTCAGGAGAAAGAGCAGGTTCTGCACCTGTAAAGGTTAATGTATAACCACTTCTGTCACCTTCAGCAGTACCACTTGCAGCACTACCACCTGTTAAATCTAATGCTCTTGTTTTACCTAGATACCAATATTTACCATTGTTATCTTTAGCAACTGCAACAAGTCTATTTTGTGCTAATAATAAGATTTCGTTTCTCGTATTAGCTTGTAACTTGTTTAAGATTATTGTTAATTCAGGAGTGAAATATAAAGTACCATTTTGTACGTTTGATGCTACGTTTTCAGTAAACATTGAAGTACCTTTTGTTAATTCATATTTATAAAACCTCTTACCTGTAGCTTTTACTAAAGCAGTAATTACACCACTCGCTTCTGTGCTAGAAGTAATATCCGAACTTGCAATAAAATAAACTTCAGTAATTCCACCTAAGGAATCACGACAATCTAGGGTATATCCCTGTGTTAATGCACACGCCATTTTTATTTATTTTATTTTATTTAAAAATGGGGGTTATATTTCAAACCCCCTTTTATAATTAGATTGCTACTTTTACGATTTCATCAGGGAATGCGATATTCACACCCATTTTGAATTCTGCTGCAAAACGTACTTCATCAGCTTCTTTAGCAAAGAAGATTTCAAATTTTTCTTCTTCATTCAATAAGTCTGTACCTAAGAACAAATTGCTTAAACGCATTGCGTAAACATCATTTGTACCGTTCAAACCTGCAACTGCTACAACTTTGATTGAAGTCCCTGGCAATACGAATTCGCTATCAGCTTTACCATCAAATGCATAGTTGAACATATTAGCGTTCTTCAATGCAATAGTGTAAGTTCTGAAAGTATCATCACCACAGAAGATAGTCATATCATCAGCAGCTACAACTTTAGAAGGGATTGCTTTGTAAACACCATCAAATAATGCAATAACATTAGCTGCAGTGATTGAAGTTAAAGGAGCACCTGAAACATAACCTGAAACGTTAGCATCTACAACTCCTGAAGCAGCACCAATCAATTTGATTAAACCATCAAACTTATTTAAGTTACCGTTAGCAGAACCTGTATCACCTTGCCAGATAGCAGTTTCTAATTGAGCAGCAATAACTTTTGCTTTTCTATCAGAATAATCTTGCTCAAATGGAATTGAATCATACTGAGAACCTGTTGGCAAAGCCTTTTGTAAATACTTAGCCTCTAATGCCTTAGGACATAAAGACTCTTGTACTTTGATTTTACCTACGGTTACAGTTCTTTGAGTGAAAGAAGTTGTACCTGATGCGTTCCAACCGCAAGTTCCACCTGCTTGGAAGAAAGCATCTGTATCCATTACGTTAATGGTTTCTGCTGATTTAACACCAACCATTACGTTACCTGCACTCTTAATTAAAGATGCAGTTTTTGCTCCTAATACTGAAGAAGAAACTAATAATGCTTCGTTCTCTTTAGTATAGTTTGTTAATGTACTTACTGAAAATGACATTTTTTTATAAATTTATTTGTTTAAAATTGCGTTTCTATATTTTTCTAATCTTTCGAACTTACTGTCATTAGTAGTTACATAAGATTGAAAAGCGTTTGCTGCTTTTTGAGTAGGCTCTGCAGTTGGGGTATTTGAAAGTGCTTCTACTAATTCAGCTACTTGTGCAAATCCTTGTTTTACTTTGCTCTCTAATTCAGCAATCTTTGATTCTAATTGACTTTTTTGTTCTGCGAAGTCTGCCTTTAATTCTTCAGCCATAGCAGTTGTATCTTGTGCAGGTGCTACAGGTGCAGCAGGTGCAACAGGTTCTTCTACAATAACATCTTCTTTTGGTGAAGATATTTCTACGATTGCTCCCATTTCATCAACTTGGATAATTGTACCATCCATTAATTGATGCTCACCTTGTGGAGCAGGTGTACCATCAGCTAATTCTACCATACCACCAATTTCTAATGCAGAAATCATAACCTTAGTACCATCTACTAAAGAATATTCAGCCATTTCTACCTTTGTAACTGTAGGTTCTGCAGGTGCAGTTGGTTCTACAGGAGCAACAGGCTCAACAACTTGTGGCATATCTTCGAACAATGCTCTGATTTGTTTTAATGCTTCTTTTGGATTCATAAATATTTTAATATAAATATGATAATTGTTGATATATTATCACTTAACCGTTCATCCTTATTATTTACCGTTCATCATATTTCTAAAAAAAAGTACCAAAATGTTTGGATTGTGTTTAAAACCTGTCTATATTTGTTATGTAATCAAATGACAGACACTATGAACCACAAGATTCTACCACCGCCAATTGAAGTTAAGATGTTTCTACTTTTAATTGTTGCCGCTTTTGTTTCAGTATTAATTCAAATCATAATCAAATAAATCAAAAAACATGGAAAATTTAATCAAAAAGTATGAAAGTTTAGGGTTTCACCTTTCTGTAAAAGAAGAACCAATTATTGTTGGCTATTGTGTTAGAAAGGTTAGTAAAGCAAGATTTAAAAAGCCTTTATTTAATTACAGATTCAGAAGCGTTGAAAGAATGGTTGAATTCTGTAATGAATGGATTGAAAGAATTGAAAGAAATATCAATGCAGAAAATGAAAGGAAAGCTAAAAAGAAAGAAGCCCAAAAGCAAATGAATCACAATTTCAAAGAAGGTATGATTCTTTACAATAGTTGGGGATATGACCAAACTAACATTGACTTTTATCAAGTAGTCGAATCTAAAGAAAAATCAATTAGATTAAGAAAGATTTGCAAAAGCTATGTTGAAGGTTCTGAAGGTTTCATGTGTGCTAATGTTAAGCCTGTTGAAAATGCTTTTATAGGTGAACCATTCCTTAAAAAAGTTAATCTTTCAGTTAGTTATAATGGGAATATAAGCTACTATATAAAAGCTGAACATGGCTGCTTCTGTGAATATGCAAATTCTGAATCAGGTGTTTATTCTAGTTGGTATGCTTAAATAAACTAAATTTTGCTATTTAAAATAAAATACTTAAATTACATATATGAAAGAAGTTATAGTAGATAACAAGCCAATTCAAATCGACCAAAAAGAAAAAGTCCTTATTGAATTGATTAACGGTAGAAAACCTGCCAATGCTTATGAAGAACAGATTGCTGCACAATTAGAAGAAATGAAGAAGAAAGGTCAAATGCCTTACATTCCTTCAAATCTTTAACCATTAGCCTTTTTCAAAAAGCTATTATAAGCATTAGTATCTAAGATGGTTTCTTTGCCATCTTTTTTGCTATATATAAGTTTAGGGGTTGCACCGTTATTATCATATAAATGCAATTCATTAAAGGTATTATTAGCTGCTAATTTTGGGAATATAGTTGATATTTCTTTATGCATATCTTTAATATAATCTGTTGGAACATTTCTACCTGTTCTTTCTGCCCTTGATGCTGCTCTATTTAATGATGTTTCAACATCAGTTGTAACATAATGTGCTACTACTCTTTTCCCTGCATCCCTCTGCTGCTTTGCTTTTTCTGCAACTTTTTCATATGAACCATCACCAACTGTATCAATTACTGCATCCATTTTCATTTGAGCAGCATTATTTATTACATCTTTTGTAATCTTTGATGATTCTTCATGAACTTTAGAAGCCGCTTCTGAAACTTTATTTTCAGTCATTTTATTATATTCAGGCAAAGTTTCTTTTATCCCATCAGGGTCAACCCTTAATATTCCTTCTGGATATGTTACCTGACCTGAACTTTCTAATGAACTTTTACCTGTTGCAGGTGCTCCACCTAAAAAATAAGAAGTGCCTAAATTTGTAGAACCTTCATTAATTTTATCTTGTACTATGCCTTTATGAAATGCAGTTCTTTCTTCATTATAATTACCATCCTTATCCTGATATAATTTATGTGTATCCATATCAGGTGATGACATTAATTTATATACACTTGCTTCTGCATCTTTAGCATATTTATCTGCTATTTCTTTAGCAATTGCAGAGCTAGATTTACCTGATGTTTCATTATCACCGCCACCTTCAGGCCTACGACCACTGCCAGGCCCACCCATTTTAATATCACCTAATATCTTATATATTTCATTCATTATCTGTTGCTCTTTTGAAATACTAGGTGCATAGTTAAATATACCTTCAATTGAAAATCCATTAACTTTGCCATCTTTAACTTGCTGCCATACTGCATCATTCTCTACCAACATTGAACAAAACCAACTGCCATCAGGTGCATCCTCAAATCCTTTCATAGGATGTATGCCTCTAGTCTTATCACTAATAAAACTTTCAAACATTGTTACCCCTGTTTCAATCTGATTAGGGTCATGCATTAAGTTAACATTATTTTGGTAACCCTTTTTAAAGTATTTCTGTACAATCTTAACAATTGTATCTTTAGAAAAAGCCACATAGTAGTCACCAAAATTAACGTCACTTCTAAAAATAGGAGTGTCAGCCAACATAGCACAACCGCTAATAATATGCTTGTCTTCGCTAACAATTTGAAACTTTTGTTCATTTTTAAACGCATTCCAATTCTTTTGAATGGCAGGTCTATCTACTAATGAAACGAATTGCACCTCTGCATCATCATTCAAATCATCAGATATTTCCAACATATATAAAGGTAATTCCATAACTATAAATATATTAATTTAAAATATTAACTAAATCTTGCTCTTTGTCTAATGGCTTCTATTCTTTGTTGATTGCTAGTTACATCACTTTCAATAACATATGCCTTAACCGCTTGATTGCCTAATTGATTAATAGACTGCTGACTAATATTAGTAGTTTGTGCAGTAGGTGCTGCAGGGGTCATAGGTGCAGATGTTGTAACATTTGGCATAGCAGGTGTAGAACCGCCACCTGTACCACCACCTGCAGGGACTTTTACTGCTAATATATTTTTAACTGCACTAAATCCTGTCATTGCTGCCATAGCTACTGCAGGAATAGCTAAAGGAAATCCTAAAGCAACTCCTTTACTAATACCTTGATATGTATTTATTAATGCACTTGCAACTGCTAATGTTTTACCTGCACCTGTTTCTTTACCTACAATATCTGATGCCTGTGCTAATGCTTGTGAAATCATTTGTAATAATTGAGCTTTAGCATCAGCCTCTTTTTGTGCTATGTCAACTCTAGCTTTTGAATTTGCTTCAAGTCCATCAGTATATTCTTTTTCTTTTATTAATCCCTTATCAAAATATTCTTTTAATAATAAATCTTTCTTATCTAATAATTCTCTTTCAATATCAAACTTAGCAACATTCTTTGCAATTTCCCTATCAAGTTCTGCAATATCATCCGCTGCCTTCTTTTTATCATCTTGTATTTTTAAATTATCTTTATCTACTTTTAATTTATCTAATTCTTGATTTTCTTTTTGTTGAAGTGCAAGTTTTAATGCAAGTTTTTGTTCTGCAGTATATTTTTCATTTTTATCAATATCTTTATATTGTAATTGATAATTTGATTCTATCTGTGCTTTAGATTTTTCATACTCATCTTTAATACCTGATAATCTAATTTCAAGTTTTAGTTTTTCTAATTCTTTTTGAAATTCTTCTTCTTTTTCTTTTTTATCTTTTGCCTCTTTTTTATCTATTTCATCAATTTCTAATTGTGCTTTTTTACGCAATTCAATAATTAATGCTTGTTTAGTTTCTGCTTTAAGTTTTTCATTAGCATTTATTTCAGCAGCTTCTTTAAAAAGTTGCTGCCCAATAGCTATTTTTCTAGCTTTATTTTCATCTTCAATTCCATTAAGATATATTTGATTTTTTAAATCTACTAACTTTTTAGTTGCTTCAATTTCTGCATCATCCTTTTCTTTTTGTAATTGTTCTTCTATTTTTTTTCTTTCCTTATTTAATTGAATAGATTTTTGATTCTCTTCTTTTGTTTTCTTTCTTTTATCTTCTTCACTTTTAGCCCATGTTTGTTCACTTTGTAAAGTTTGTCTTTGATATTCAAGATGATATGCGTCTCTAGCTTTATTTCTATTTTCCTCTGCTTTTGCAGCGTCTTCATCAGATATAAGTTGATTTCTTGCAGTTGTTTGATATAATTCTTCTGCTTTATCTTTTGCTATTTCTAAATATTTAAGCCTTTCAGCATTTTTAGAATTTTCAAGTTTATTAATTTCTTCTTGGCTTTTTCCTAATCTTCTTGCTTTTGCTATTGCTAAATCAGAATTATAATCACTTAATCTAACCTGTGTATTTGTTAATTCATTTTGTTCTTTAAGTGCACTATTTAAATTTCTTTGTGCAGCCTCTGCTTCTTCTGTACTTGATACCCATGATGTAATTGCAGAAATTAAACTTCCTAATCCTACTACTAATAATCCAATACCTGTTGCAGCAATTGCACCTTTTAATGCTTGAAACCCAAGACTTGTTTGAGCAACTGCACCTGTAAATGCTCTTTGAACTGTTGCAGCTACAACCGTTGCAGCATTATTAGCTTTTTGAAATACTGTAGTTTGTGCTATTTGATTACCTAATGTTTTAAAAGAATCAATAGAATCACCTATTGCATTTAATCCTTGAGAAATAGCCATTGCAGATTGAACCTTTAATAATGTTTTTTGAACATTTTCAGATTCAACACCAAATAAAGCAATTGCACCTTGAACTGCACCAAAGCCACCTGCAACACCTGATAATGAAGCAGTCAATGCTTTAAATTTCTGGTCAGGATTATATGCATCTGTTAATGCTTTAGCATCACCTATTCTATCTTTAAGTTCTGCTGCTTTTTTTGCTGCATTAATAGCTTCTTTTGAAGTAGCACCAAACTTGTCAGACAATGCCATTACCTCCTGTTGTGCTTCTCTAAGTTGCTTTTTAAGTGAACCTACCGAAGCATTAGCTTCTGATGTATCTACTTTTACATTTAAATTTAAATTCTCTGCCATTAGTATGTTGTTTCAATTACTTTTAATAAACTTATTTTCGTTGTATTGTATTCCATTGGGTTATACCCTTCAACCTTATTCAATCTAAATAATATACCATCTATCCAGATGTATTTACTGAAGTCTAAATTAAATATATCTATTGTATTTAATAAAGCAGAACAGGTTAATAGCTTACTATTTTTATCTGTTATTTCTGCAATGTATTCAGAATGATATGCATTGAATAAATTAGTAGTAGGATAATTAGAAACTACTATTTGTATTTCCTTAGGTGAACCAAAGTTAATATCATTAGTAGGGTTATTAGGGTCATCCAAATGACCTGCATATCCATATGATGTCAATGTAGATAATGTAGTAGCACCATTTTTAATTGTCCATGATGTTACACCTGTAATCTTTTTCACTTGCATTATTCTAATAACACTATCCATTGAATCCTCTTTACTATTATTATTAGATAACTTATATATAGCAGGATATTTTTTGTCAGTTCCTGTTGCTTGAAATAAAACAGAAGGTGCAAATATTACTTCAACACTTTCTGTATTTTTACTAAAATCATATGAAGTATCATATATCCTGTCACCATAACTTTCGTTATATTTCTTTTTGTAGTTTTCATTATAGAAATCATTGTCTTCTTTAAATTTATAGTGATAATATCTGGCATTTAATTCACTCATTGGCTTTATGCTCAATGGCTTCGACCTATCTATTTTATTGCTCCAATCTAATGCATCAGCACTTGATGTTGGATAAAAATCTATATAAGGTTTTATGTGAATTTTCTTATCATCATAAGTATCATCATATATATATAAATTAAACATCTTAGCAATACTTAACAAAAAGTCTCTTTGAAATATACCTTTAGGAATTGTGCTATTAGCTACAATAGTTTCATTATAACCAACAGGAACTATTTCAACACTTGTAGTAGTAAAATCTAAAGTACCTATTGATGCAATTAATTCATAGTCACTATCACCAATATGTGCAATATCAAAAGTAACAGAAATTGCATCACTTGTTGAAATTGACACACCTGTTATAGAAATAGTTGCATCAAATAAATTACCTTGAAATCCTGCACCTACATAATAAGTACCAATTATGCCACCATTTTTTCTAACATGAAATGAACCTGCATATCCTAAAGTATATTCACCACTTAATGTGAAATTTATATTTATTGTCTTTGTTATTGCTCCTGTATATGTAAACGTTATTCCATCAGTTGTAAAGTTACCTAATAATGTAGCACCAAATTCTAAATAAAAATCTGTACCGTAATCACTATATGTTTGACTAACAGGCAATGCAGATAATTGTGTATTGCTTGAACTTGTTAAAGTCTTTTGATTATGTGGTATAATTAATCTTTTAAAGAAACTGCTATTAAAGAAATCAGATTCATATGTGTAATCAGTACCTTCAAAAATTTTATCTATGTATTGCTTAACATAGAAAGCAGGTTTAAATGCACTAAATTGAAAATTAACTTTGTCTGTACTTACATTACCGTAATCAATTAATGGGTAGTAATATCCAGAACCTGCAGATGCATCCCAACTTCCTGTTATATTACTAACATTGTAAGTATGGTCATAAGCACTAAAATCCAAGTCTTCTAATCTTGAATTACCTAATGAATTCATAAACCCACCTAATTCACCAAATACTGAACATTGGTATTCTATTGTTTTACCTTCACTTACTATTTCCAATATCCTTAATGTTCCTTTAAATATCTGTACTTTGTCAATAAAGATTTTACATTGTGCAGACTTAGAAGCATTGAAATTATAATTAACATTTGGCAATGTATCATCAGTAAAGTTTGCATTGCCTAAGTCAAATATAAATCCAAATATCTGGTTATTTCTAGCAGTACCTGATAATGATAATGTTTTACTAAATGATGTATTCTTTGAACCGAAGTCATTAATGTCATCAATAGTATATGTAAACTCTGTACTTATATCTTGCAATAAGTCTAATTTGTAATCTTCAATATATATTTCTGTACTAATCATTATCTAAATTGACTTGTTAAATATTTACCTACTTCAATATCTATTTCAAAGTTGAATAATTTATCAGAACTTTCTAATTTATATTCATAGTTTGTGCTGCTAATTGTTACAGGGAAATATGCACCTTGTACTTCCATGTATGTAATTGTACTTGCAAATAATTGTGCTAACCATTCATAATCCTGTTCACTAACCCAATCAGAAACTAAATGGAATTTATCCTTATGCTGAATTGCATAATTCAAAGTAGTTTCATTATACTTATTGTATGAATCTATATTTGTCATTGTATTGCCAGAAAGCTGCCAATCGTTTCTTCTATATGATGCCCTTTGTACTTCTGTTGACCTTTTATTAACCAATGCAAATTTCATGGTATCCCAACCGCCTAGCCTATTAAGGAAATGCAGATTATATTGCTTATATTTAGGATAGCACTTTTGAATGAACTGCAATTTCCTAGATACCGCTACCCCTCGTTTTAAATAAACATTATAGCCATATGTATTCTCTGTTATTAATGTTCTACCTGCAAAGGTATTTATATGTCCTGCCTGACAATTGAATAGATTCATTTCACCGCTAAATGTTATATTACCACTTGCAGTATCCAATACTGTGCCACCTTCATTAACTACATCAACCCATGCTGAATAAGTACCTGAAGTTATTTTAAAATAGGTAGCATAGAAATTATCACCATATTCAATAGTAATATTTTGGGTATCCCTTTCCGTAATCCAATCGTCTGTAAAGTTTTCCAATAATAGATTATCATAATAATCAGATAATACTAATGGTGTATTATTATTAACAAATAAAATATCTGCAAATAATGGGGGATAATAATTATAAGCACTCAAAGCACCTGAAACTAAATTAAGATTTGTTATCAAGTTCCCACCACTTACATATTCTTCACCTATCTTGATTGTACTATCTACCTTTATTTTATCATTTGATGCCACTAATATTGAACTGCCAGATGGTTCAAAGTAATTAGTTACATAACTACGCACCATTGGTGAAGCATTGAATACACCATAGCTACCTTCTCCTGATGGTGAAGGATATACCTTTGTTCTGCTTACTTGTGCTCCGTTTACATAAACATCATAAACGAATTTAAATGCAGTTTGACCTACATTAGTTGAACTTGAAACGTACCATAAGTCATCATGCATACTTGAATAAGGTGCAGGACTACTTTGTATTGTTATTGCCATTTTTTAATTCTTTACCTATTTGTCTAATTTTAATTTGAATATCTTTTCCTAATGCTGCTTCCATTACTTCATAAAAGTTTTTACCAAACACTTCTTTTTGGGCATTGTCAAAATAGTGTGTTGACCTAATACCCTTTCTATGTATTGACCTAGCTAACATATAAGCCAATGATTTTTTCCCTTCTATTGCTTTTGTTTCAATACCCTTTTTCTTATAAGGTTTTATTGAAGTTGCTTTTAACTTATTATATCCTAGCCATTTTTCTGCAGCAGCTATTGGAATAGCCTTTTTACCTGACTTAAATTTGTAAGGTGTCTTTCCATCTGCTTTTATATTCTTAGTACCTTTAACCCCTTTATTTATAAAGTCCCAATATTTAGAAGCAGGTTCACTTTTAGGGTAACCTAATGAAATAGTATAACTAGTGGCAAACTTTGTAAAATTCATCCTTATATCATCAATAGCACCTGAAGCAATTGAATTATTTTTATTAAGATTCTTCTGGGCAGCAGTTATAAAATCACCACCAAAGTCTTTTAGTATTCTTTCAATAACAGGCATTTCCACTTCTTTCATAGGTTGCTCACCTAATGAATTTAGGAATCCATCACCAATTGCTTTTGCCTGTGCTTTACTAATGCTCATACTAATAAATAGGGCAAAGATATAAAAATAACTAACCCCCACCTTTTTTAAGGGCAGGGGTCAGCAAACCAAAAAACCTATATGCACTATCTAATCTTTCTTATTTGTTCTTTGTCAAAATCAGCCTTAGCTTTTAAGTATGCTAATATATTTAAGCACTCTATTGTACTTAGTTCATACGCTTCTGTAACTGTGCAATTTTCGTACTCGGCAATAAGTTTGGTGGAATATTGCCATCCAAAATACTGCATAAACTTTGAACCGCCTCTTTCCCCTGTGCCTGTGTCATCCCTGCTTCCATCATTTTGTTCACCATATAATCCTGTGAAACTTCTATCCAATTTCTGTATACTTGATAAAAAAAAACAAGCGAATGATAAACATCTACAAATCTAGCAGTCAGCATATCATCTGAATATTGCTCATGCTTACTAGCGTCATACTTTTCTGTAACCCAGAATCCATATCTTTTCTTTTGTGGTATAACCATAGTTGCTGCCAACTTGTGCAGATTGCCATACAAATCTTCACTAAATACTTTGCTCTCTATATACCTAGCAAATGGCATCTTGCTAACATCATAGTTAATTTTATACCTTTTACTTTTACTTATTTTAATATATTTAACAGGCTTACCTACAATCGGTTCAGTCAAAAATTTAATACTTTCCTTTAGCTTGTTAAATTCACTTAATGGCAAACTGTCAACCTGTGCTTCTGTTATATCATTAACTATTGAAACTAATTTACTATCTACTTCTAAATCAGTAGTGTAATTATCCTTTGAATTATAAAGATTGTATATCTGCTGATATTGCCAGACGTTTATTTTTTCCCACATACGTTTTTGATTTTGCATAAAGATAATACAATTACATATATTAAACAAGCCAAAGGTATGCTAATAATAAAGAACTTTATAAACCTCATAGGTTATTTGTTTTGGTTATTTATCTGGATAGGTTTCTATTTTTAGTTCAGTAACCTGAAACATATCGTCTGCTCGTTGGTTTAATTCGCTTATTACTTCATTAGGTGTTTTATCTGTTCTACATTCAGTAGTAATGATTGCTAATGCTGCCATTAATAATCTTCCTTCATTAATTTGGTAATTAATTTCATTTAAATCTTGTATCATAGGTTATTTGTTTTGGTTATAGGTTTTCTATTAATTGTTTATCTGATTCAGATATAAATCCATTAGCATAGTTTCTGCAATATTGTCTATACCATTTACCATTTTTGCCTCTTTGGTATGTACCACTAATTAAATTTCTCTTAAGGCATTGTGTCTTGTATTGTAATTGGCTTCCCATAGGTTATTTGTTTTGGTGAATTAATCTTTTAATTACTTTTAAGTTTTTATAATATAAATTTAACTTAACCCAAGCATCCCATTTTAATCCTCCTTCAAAAAGATTTTTAGCTAATTTTATTTTGTTTGCTGTTTTCATAGGTTAATCTTTATAGAATTCGTGTTGTAATGAAATAAATTCCTTTGTCAGCTTTTTGAGTTCCTGTTCCTTTTCTGCTAATTGATGTTCAAGTTTTTCAATCCTTGAAATTAAACCTTCTATTTCTAACTTGTCTAAAATGCCTTGTTTTAATTCGTAGTTTGTCATTGGTTATTTGATTTTATTATACATTTTTTCTGCCTTCTTAATTAATAGTATTAATGATTCAAGTGTATCAATATCTAATGTTATATGAGTATAACCCTCTGTATTTATTTGTATATCTTCTGCTCCATTAAATGTACATCTATATTCATCTAATTCACAATCTACTATTGTAGTAGTTATTTCATCATCATTAAGTATAAGTTTATTATTATTAGGATATAATAAATCTTCAATGTTTTTATTCATAATCATAGTTTTTAAAATACCCCCACCGATATAACCAACACCCTTTATTTTGTTAATTAATAATTGTGGCAGGGGTAATGATTTAATTATTTTGAATGTATGCAGTAGCTAAGATAGCTAAAACCATAATTACTGCTGCCTCAAAGTTGTATTGTTTTTGTTTGTCTTTCATAAAAATTGTGCGTTGGACAGTCGCACCCCTGCGTGGGTTAGTTATGTAAATTATGTTCTTTAATTAAGCTAACTGCTGCAAAGAATATTTGGTCTCCTGTTTTAAAAGCATTAACCATTACATATCCTTCTAAGTCAGTTTGAAATGGAGTTTGTGTTGAATCTTTGACATATGCTTTACCATTAATAAGTCTTACAATAGGATTCTTTTTAAATCCTCTGCCATAACCTGATTGATAATAGCCTTGTCCAATTTTTTTAATTTGTTTCATAACGTTGGTTTTTTTGGTTTGTTTGATAAATCAAATATAGTACAACTTATATACACAATCCAAACATATTGCTAACTATTTTTAAACTTTGTGATGAATGGTAAATATTAATGACGAACGGTAATTAGGCAAAAGAATATCTTCCATTACCCCTTTTTATGCTGAAGTTATTCCAAGCCAAAGCCAATGCCATAACACAGTCATCATGGAATCCACTAGGTGCAGAATACTTAACCCCATTGGCGGTGAATTGATATTCAAACACTTGCAACTCATTTGTGATTGCTCCTTCTGGGAATCCTATCCTGCCCTGTTGAATGGCAGTAGCCAAGCCTTCCATTATCTGCTGCTTACTAGAACTTGTGAACTTTAACCCTTCAATAGCTATCCCTTCCCTTTGCAGGTCTTCTAGGATAGGGTCACCTACACCTGTACTATCTACCAATATAGGGCATCTAGGCAGTCTCTTTATATTCTCCTTAGTATTATGCCAATCCATTTGATACCTGTCAAAATAAGCCACATTGCCACCATTATCAAGACCTATGATTACGGTATGGTCAACTGACTTAGCAAGGTCAATACCAAATGCAACTATAGGTTGGTTACTAATAGGCTTAACACAATCCTGTATAAACTTATTACCAAATGGGTTAGCACTATTCTCTGATGGGTTAGCCATGTATTCCTGCTCAAATACCACGTTAGGCAGTTGCATCCTAGCTTCATCTATTTCCATTGGGTCAATAAAAGGATTGTCATAGCTAGTAAATTTGAATGATGCCCAATCATTTTCACCTGCCTTCATAAATAAACTATAGAAATAGTTTTTGCCTCTAGGTGTTGAAAGGAATATTGCCTTGCCTTTGTAATCGGTTAGCGTAGGTCTAATACTATTTTGCCATCCAGATTCTAGGTCAGGAATAAATGAAGCCTCATCTATAATAACCAAATGGAACTTTCTACCCCTTAGGTTATCTAGCCTTTCACCTGTAAAGAATTCGACCTGCCCACCATTAGGGAAATCTATTTTTAAATCAGACTTGTTTTTAGGCAATTCTAGGGATTCAGTTAGCTTACTAAAGAAAACCTTAGCCAATCCATAAGTAGGGGTTATATAAGCCACAGAATAGCCTTTAACCGCATATGTGACCGAAAGTATCTGTGATAGTTCTGATTTACCAAATCTACGACCACACATCACCACCCTGAAACGCTTGTCGCATTCAAGTATCTTCTGTTGGTTTGCGTGTGGGTTAGGTAGAAATATCTGCATTATAAAATGGTTTTACCATCTACAAAGATAACTTCTATTTTGTTATCTGATTTAATATCCATTTGTTCTTTAGGCTTACCATATACCCTAGTCAATAAAGTATCTAATGAATATAGACTACCATTACTCATGGATTTTAAAATAGCTTTAGCAATCGTTTTTTCAAGTACAGTTGCTTTGTCATTTGTGCTAACTGATTTTAGTTCTTCTTCATCCATAGACATTAAAGCCTGTATACTATCATTAATTTCTGATAGCTTATAGCCTTGTTCTTTTAATAGGCTGACATATTTTCTAGGTCTGCCATTGGGATTCCCTGATTCCCCTGCTTCAAATGGCTTTGCTCCTTGTGGTGTTATTCCTTTTTCAAATGGCATTTCTGATGTGTTTCTGTTTATTTATCTAATTTAGATTTAAAATGCTCACAAAGTTTATCCATTTTACCAATATAGTAAGTCATGAAATCTTTATAGCCTTCATCATCCTGTTGATAGTTAATATATAAAATACCCCTTAATCTTTGTGATGGGGTTTTGTTTGCTTCTAGGTCTGTCTTAATACTATCAAGATTATCTAATTCATCCTGTTGAAATGATTCTTCTTTGATAGCTATATAGCAGAACTTTTGATTCAGTTGGAAAACTTGTGCAGCATCTGCAGGTGAAAGTTCCTGTGTACCAAATGTTACTTTGATGGTTTTGTCTTTCCTTGATGCTAACCCTTCTATCTGTGCAGGTAGTATTATCATAGTTTTAGTTTTTATCTGCCTTGACCTCTGTATGTCTTAGGCTTTGGCGAATGCTTGTTATAAGATTTCTTTGCCTGACCTCTTTTGCGTTTGCCAAATGATACTTTGGTTGAATCGTTTTTACCCTTTGCCATCTAATTTTTCTTTATGCTTATTTTTTAAATATTCCATATGTGTTTTAGTATCCCCCATAACTGTATGACAATATCTGCACAGTGCCATCAGGTTTCCTATCTTGTCCGCTTCTTTGTTTCCCCCCATTCCCCTAGCTTCTATATGGTGAATGTCTACTGCCTTTGCTCCACATGATTCACACAAAATAACGCTATCAATACCATAACCAAAATAATCAAAATATATTTTTGTATGTTTTTTCAATTGATTTAAGATTTTTATAAACACCTTTTGTTTTTAATATTTTTGCAGCATATTTATAAGGAAATGAATAAAATTCACAAGCCTGTTTAATACTTTTATATATTTGTTTATTATTAATATCAATTACACTACAATGCATCCTACCTAATTTTCCATTATTATTCGCATGTTGAGAATTTTCAGAAGCAGTTACCCATTCTAAATTACTAAAATGATTGTTTAATTTATTTAAATCTTTATGATTTACATATGGTTTATTATTTGGATTATCTATAAACAATTCAGCTACAATTCTATGTAATCTTTTTCTATAATTTCTAGTTGGATTAGAAGATAAATAACCATCTTTAGTTAATTGATTATTGAGCAATTTATACTCTTGACATCTATGGTCTTTATTTTTTCTTCTTATGCTTCCATAATTACTGCATTGATATTTACCTTGTAATTCAGGTATATCTTTCCATATTTCCATATAATAGATTTTAGTATGTTTCTTCATTAAACATTATAAAGTTCAATGATACAAAGATAAATCCAAAATTCAAACTTTTATGTAACTGATTATCCTCATCTACGCTATAGCCTAATGATATACCCAAGTGTATTGTATTGGTTAATATACCTAATGATATTCTAAAGTTACCAAATTGAATAAACCATTCCATTAATTACCTATCAATTTATTATAAATAGCAAATCTTTTGTTATTTATTGTGTGCAGGTTGAAATTAGCATTGCAGTATTCAAATAGCTTTTGTCCATATTCAATCCTAGCTGCTTCATCATTGACTAATAGTTTAATCCAATAATACCAATCCCTTTGATTATTTACATAGCATACAGGCATATCTTTATATGGATGCACATTGCTAACAATAGCAGGATTTCTCTTTGATGCAGTTTCTAATACTTTTAAATTAGATTTCATTGCACCAAATTTATTTTCAACTAAAGGAATAACACTAATATCTGAATCAGCATAAGCACCCATATATTTTGTTACCTCTGCATAGTCATATATGGTTGGATTAAGTTTTAATCCATTGGTAAATACTCCTATCATTCTATCCCAAAGATGTTTTTCAGCTAGATTATAACCTGCAATTACAGTTCTTACAGGGAAATTAATCTTCTTCATTGGATTTCTTAATATATCTAAATCAGGAACATGAGTACCTGAACCTGACCAAAATAGTCTTACCATATCAGATTCCAATTTATTATCTTGGAATTGCTCCTCACCATATGGTAAAGCATTAGGTAATATTTCTACATTAGTATTATACTTATAAATTTCATCAGCTAACCTTTCATGAGTACAGGTACAAAGGTCTGCTACTTTTAAATATTCAGTTATGATTTCAGATATATTGGTATCCTGATATCTTTGATACAAAATATGTGATGGGGGTAAATGCCAATAGTCATCATTATCAACTATTAATTTAAAGTTATATTTCAACTTCATTTTAACTAATAGCTTTGCATCTGTTGAATTTAAAAACCTATTAAAAATTACTATATCATAATTATTATCAAATACTAATTCATTAATAGTATCTGTAATCATGCAATAGTCTTTACGCATATTAACTAATGGCATCATTATTCTATGATAACCAACTCCACTAAATTTGCTTGTTACTGCTAATATTCTCATAATGGTATATAATATGCTTTAGTTCCATCAGTATATTGTGATACGTTTTTATTGTGTAAATCCCAAGTCTTTTTAACTAACTCCATTTTATTATAACCATATTTATCACTACCGTTCTGTTCTAAGTGTGTAGCTTTAGTAGATGGTACAAATTTAGTATGTAATCCTGCTGACCTTACTCTTGTGCAGTAATCTAAATCAATTGCTCCGTAAGGGTCTAACTCTTGATTAAATGCACCAACTCTTTTTATTGCTTCTTTAGTAATTGTAAAATTACCAATTAAATCTAATGAATCACCTGAAAACCCATCTAAAGGAATTGAGCATATACCTATTGATTCATCATTTAAAAATTCATTTCTAATTGATAACCAATTATTAGGTTCTAATATATCATTTCCCAAAATGGTAACATAATCAATATGACTAAAGTCTATTTTATTTAATCCTACGTTAATTGCATTAGCTATTCCTTTTTCCTTGACTATTATTAATTGTTCAACATCTGCACCTGCATTAATCAAGTTGTGTCCTAATGTACTAACACTATCATTTTGATAGTTTAAAAATATTATTGCGTTCATCTTGGTTTATTTTCTCCTAATTTTCTGGCAGGTACACCTGCATATTTTGAATATGGTTCTGATTCACCTTTAAAAAATGCACTTGCTCCAATCATACAACCTACTTTAATACTAGAAAATTGATGTAATACTGCATTTAATCCTATGTTTGATTTTTCACCTATTACAGAATGTCCACCTATCTTAGCACCACAACTTATTGTAACATTATTATTTATAGTACAATCGTGTCCTATATGTGCGTGCTTCATAATAAAACAATTATCACCAATATAAGTTACTTGTTCTGTTCCTGCATCTATTGTAACTAGTCCTGTTATAACATTGTTATTACCAATTATAACTTTTCCCTTTGGTTCATTCCAATACTTCTTATGCTCTGCCTTATCACCTATAATACAATAAGCACCTATGTAATTGTTATCACCTAATATAACATTATCACCAATGATTGCAGTTGGATGAATATAATTAGCCATTAGTCTTTGGTTTGCGACCACGCTTTTTTACTTCAACTATTTCAGTTGGGATTAATAAATTATCTTGATTTAATACTTTTTCATAATGGGAATATAGTCTTAGCACCATATCCATTCTGCAATTCCCACACCATATAGTTAATATAAAACCTGCATCAATATATTTCCTATAAATATGTTCATACATTTTCATTATGCTCAAATCTAAATTGCGAAGGAATCCACTCTTTGCAGTTTCATAATTATTATAATGCTCTTTTAAATATTGCCTATGCTCTAGTTCCATATTTTATATATTAGTGTTTCTGTTATTGCGGCTAAAAATCCTGATATAAATAATACACTTGAAATGTTTAAAATCAATTCAGGTGTGAAATACAATACGACCGCAATCCATGAAGCCAAGCAACTTCCACAACTGAAAGGCTTGAAATTGACTCCCCATTTACGGTGCAGGTTGTGGATAGTATTAAAAAATAATGAAGCACATATACTTGTTATAATTATTTGAATCATTTCCTAATGTGTTTTTTCAGTTCAGTTTTTGTTTGTTTTAGCGTTCTAATAATTGACATATATGGAATGCCTGTATGTCTGCTTAACTCCTTTGCATTTTTATTAAAATCAAATGCATATAGTTTTAATATTTCCTTTTGATACCAATGAAGATTTTCTATACCTTTTTCCATAACTCCAATAACACAATTATCTTCAATATGAGCAACATCCTTTTCTTTATATTCTGTATGATTCCTGTACTTTTTCCAGAATTGGCTTCTATCAGATTTAATCATATTAAGCATTGTCCTAACTATATAAAATCTAATTTCATTTCTTTCATACATCCCTAGCAATTTAGCTTCATCCATTTCTAGCAAAACTAAAAATACTTCTACCTTTAAATCATATTGCAATTCTTCAGGTTGCATTTTTGCAAATGCCTGATTGACTTCTTCATTAAGCCAATATTGCTCTATAATTTTATTTTTGTCCATTCAATTAATACAGGTTGATTATCCTTTTCTGTACAAATATAGACAATTCCATTACAATTATGAATATCTTGTAATCTTTCTTTTTGTTCAGGACTTAATCTGTCCCCTATTTTTTTAACTTCTACTGCAACATATTTGCCTTCAGGTGTGTATCCTTGCAGGTCTGCCCATCCTTTTTCTATTGTTCCCTTTCGTTTTCCAAATGGAATATTATTTACTCTATTTAGTCGATATCCTATATATTCAAGACTTTTTTTTGCCCACTTAGTTAGGTCATTAGCTGATATATCCATAGGTTATTTGTTTTGGTTTGTTACTTCAATATTCCCATTTGGTATTGACGATTTAATAATTGAGGCATCACTATTATAAATTTCATTATAATAAAGTTCACCTTCTTCATATACACTTGCCTCATGGTTATTTTGACCATAGCAAACTGCTGCCTTTATCTGCTCTTTTTCTTTTTCAAGTGAAGTGGTAGCACATTCAATTACAAAATTTAAACCTGCTTTATAACCTTGTGTATATGTATTTATTTCGTTAGGCATTTCTTTAATATTTCTTTTTAATCTATCAATTAATTCTTGCATTGCAGTTTTCATAGTTATTTGTTTTGGTTGGCTTGGTTATTCACTAATGTAGTTTTCAAAATAATAATCTTCATCATTTTCACATTTTTCTATTTCAGACAGCATATTTTCTAAGTCTGCATATG